GTAGATGCTGAAGAAAAAAGAAGTTCTTATATTCCAATAGAGGTACATTGGAGTGAAGTTCCTGGCCGTGATGAAGAGTGGAAAAAGGAAACTATTAAGAATACATCAGAGTCTCAGTTTAATACAGAGTTTGAATGTGAGTTTCTAGGTTCTATTGATACACTTATACATCCTAAAAAACTAAAAACATTGACATATGTTACACCTCAAAAATCTAATGCTGGTCTAGATGTATATGAAAACCCAGCAGAAGGTAATTCATATATGATTACGGTAGATGTGGCAAGAGGTACACAAAAAGACTATTCTGCTTTCATTGTATTTGATATTTCACAAATACCGTATCGTATTGTTGCAAAATATAGAGATAATGAAATAAAACCTCTTGTATTTCCTAGTAAAATATATGACACAGCTCGCGCATATAATCAAGCATTTGTTCTAGTAGAGGTAAATGATATTGGTGAACAGGTTGCTAATACTTTACAGTTCGACTTGGAGTATGATAACCTAGTTATGGCTTCTATGCGTGGGCGAGCGGGACAAGTTCTTGGCGGGGGGTTTAGTGGGGGAAAAGCACAGTTAGGTATAAGAACCACTAAAGCAACAAAAAAAGTTGGTTGTTCGAACCTGAAACAGTTAGTTGAGGATGATAAACTTTATATTCCAGATTTGGAATGTATTGGAGAACTGTCTACGTTTATTATTAAAGGAAGTTCATTTCAAGCTGATGATGGTTGTCATGATGATTTGGTTGCTTGTATGTTTATATTTGCATGGTGTACGGATCAGACTTATTTTAAAGAACTAACAGACATGGATATTAGACATACCATGATTAAAGAAAATCAAGATCAACTAGAACAGGACATGGCTCCCTTTGGTTTTATTGTTACTGGACTTGAAGATGAGAATATAGGCGAGATGGTTGATGAATATGGAACCAAATGGAGTCCTATGGTACGAAGTTATGATTCTGATTGGTAATTAAAACCACACAAATATAAACGGAAATATGTATAGTGGCCATGCCAGTAACATAGACATTAACGAAACCTTAATAGGATTTGCGTCAGCAATCTTCGCTGCAGTAAAAGATGACAGTGCGACTGCTGTTTGGTAGTTTGCACTACCTTTTGTGCTTCCCAAGGTTTCTGCATATGCAGAGGTTGTCATGGCGACTAGAATTAGTGCCGCTGTAATGAATTTCATATTAAACTCCTATATTTCATTAATAAATTCAATTAGATCGTTATCAAGTTTTATCCAGCAATTAGAACAAACAACAATAGATTTGTTTATAAAATTAATCACTTCTTGGCGGCTCTCTTCACTAGTTCCAACTCTTTTAGATAGTTTACGGATTTCAGAATTATGAGGGTAAAACTTGAGGCAAACCGTTTCAGACTCACCACAGTGTTTACAATGTTTATCTCCAAGATATTCATTAAGAATAACGATACGTTTGCGGTAGTTGCGTCTAGCAACCTTTTTAATGGTATCCTTATACTTCTCATAATGTTCATTAACCATACTTTTATTTATAAGTTATAACACATATAAAATCGTACTTTGCAATTCTTTTTTTTATAAATATTCTTAATTAACAAATCAATACCTTAAACTTAGGAGTAACAAAATGTCTTTTCTATCTTCTCCTGGCGTACATGTACGAGAGATTGACCTTACTGGCATTATACCAGCAGTTGCAACCACAGTTGGTGCAATTGCTTTGCCAGCAGCTAAAGGTCCATCTGGTAGTATAACTACGGTAGGAAGTGAGCTGGATTTAATTGAAATCTTTGGTAAACCAAACGCGAGTAATTTTGAGTGGTGGTTTACTGCGGCTAACTTTCTACAATATTCCGATCAACTTAAAGTTGTTCGTCCAACATCTGGTCATCTCAATGCAGGAGAATCCTCTGGGGTTCTAGTACGTGATGATGAACACTATCTTGATGCTTACTGGTCTGAATCTGGTGATGGTCAAGTAACCTCTAATGATTGGTATGCACGAAGTGCTGGAACTTGGGGCAATTCAATTGGAGTTCAAACTTGTCCTTCTGCAACTGCGTATGAACAAGATTTGGGTACTAACAATCAAACTTCTGGTGAAGTTGCTGCTGGTGCAACAGTGATTGCTGTTGATGATGCAGATGCAACTGGTTATGCATTTAACGTGGGTGATTTAATTTCCTTCTCTTCAACCACTACTGGAACAGCTATGACTTATAATGCTGGTGACGAAGGTAATGAATATCAAGTCGTTTCAATCTCAACTAATGATCTAACAATTAGACTTGCTGGTGATCCAAACGGTGCAGGACTTCAAGCAATAATTCCTGATAACTCATTTATTCGCAGACGTTGGGCTTTCTATAACTTGTTTGACGGTGCGCCTGGTACATCTGATTGGGCTACTGAAAACAATCGTGGTTCTGGTGATGAAATGCACATTGTTTTATATGACACCACTGGAGATATCACAGGTTACGATTATGATATTGCTGGTCAGTCTACAAACTCTGTAATCGAAAGATGGTCCAATCTTTCGAAGAACCCTATTGCAAAGACTGCACAAGGTTCTAGTAACTATTATGTCGATGTTATCTTTAGGGGATCTCAATATATTTATTGGGGTGATCATATATCTGCTGGTACAAACTGGGGTACAGATGTAACTGCTGCGTATACTTCCGTTGTTCCTATCAGTATCGCAACTTTAACTGGTGGTACAGATGATTATGCCGTAACTAACGGCGAACTTAAAACTGCATATGATTTATTTGCTGATACAGAATCAATTGATATCAACTTAGTACTTGCAGGACCAAGTTCTGGTGTTGCAAATACTGCTGCTGGTATGGACACACATGGTACAATGATTACAGATCTTTGCGAACTTCGTAAGGATTGTGTAGGATTTATCTCTCCATATCGTGCTGCAACCGTTGGTGTTTCTTCTAGTATCACACAAACATCTAATGTTATTGACGCTTTCCAACTTTTACCTTCGTCTTCTTATATAGTGTACGATAGTGGTTACAAATACATGTATGACAAATATACCGATGTATATCGTTATGTACCACTAAATGGTGATACAGCTGGTCTTTGTGCTAATACAGACAAAATTGCCGATCCTTGGTATTCCCCTGCTGGTTACAATCGTGGACATATACGGGGTGCTATTAAACTTTCTTACAATCCTAAAAACAGTGAGAGAGATCAGTTGTATCGTGCTAGGATTAATCCTGTTACGAACTTCCCAGGGCAAGGTGTAATTCTCTTTGGTGATAAGACTGCTCTTGCAAAACCAAGTGCATTTGATCGTATTAACGTGCGTAGGTTGTTCTTGGTTCTTGAGAAAGCAATTGCTACTGCTTCTAAATATCAACTCTTCGAATTCAACGATGAATTTACAAGGGCTTCATTTAGAAATATGGTTGAACCATTCTTACGAGATGTTCAAGGAAGACGAGGCATTTTTGACTTTAAGGTAGTCTGTGATGCATCTAACAATACAGGTGAGGTTATTGATCGTAACGAGTTTATTGGTGATATTTACATCAAACCCGCTCGATCCATTAACTTCATTACCCTAAACTTTGTAGCGGTGCGAACTGGTGTTGCATTTAGCGAAGTAATTGGACAATGGGGGTAAATAGAAATGGCTAATATAGATGACTTTAAAGCTAACTTAATCGGAGGTGGTGCAAGAGCCAACCAATACAGGGTAACTATTACACCGCCGCCGGGCATTGCAACTGGACTTGATGTTCGAAGAGCTTCCTTTCTAGTAACTGCATCAAATCTGCCTGCTCAAACTTTGGCAGAAATTGCGATTCCTTTTCGTGGTCGTAATATCTACATTGCTGGAGATCGTGAATTCGGTGAATCTTGGACTACTACATTCTATAACGATACGGACTTTATGATCCGTAACGCTATGGAACGGTGGTCTAATGGTATAAACGATCTTGCCAACAATACGGGTGTGATTGCTCCTGCTGATTATCAGTCAGATTTAACAGTAGAACAATTAGATAGGGATGATACAATTTTGAAAAGTTATATTTTCAAAAGTGCATGGCCAACTACAATCAGTTCGATTGAACTGACAAACGCAGCTGCTGCTGATATTGAAACCTTTTCGGTTACTTGGAGGTATCAGCATTTCGAAGCTTCCGGCGTAAACTTCTAATTTTAACCTACTAAATAGAAGGTAGGAGAATTAAAGTATGGCGGAACTTTTCGGGTTTAGTATAAAAAAGACACAGAAGGAGCTTGGGACTAGTGAAAAAAGTTTTGCTAGTCCTGCTCCTGATGATGGTTCTATTGAGGTTGCGGGCGGTGGTTTCTTTGGTCAGGTATTAGATACTGATGGACGGGAAAAATCAGACGTTGATCTTATCAAAAGATATAGACAAATTTCAATGCAGTCAGAGTGTGATTCTGCTATTGAGGATATTGTTAATGAGGGTATTGTTTCTAATCAAGAAGATATACCTGTGGAAATTTCTTTAGACAGAGTACCATTTTCCGATAAAATTAAACGTAAAATTAGAGATGAGTTTGGAGAAGTTCTTCGGCTATTTGACTTTAATGTAAAGGGTCATGATATCTTTAGACGTTGGTATGTTGATGGACGATTATATTATCAGAAAATTATTGATACAAAGAATCCACGTAAAGGTATATCGGAACTACGTTATATAGAATCAACCAAAATAAAAAAAGTTAGGGAAAACATAAAAGAAGTTGATCCCAAAACTGGTATTGAAATGATCAAGAAAATAAATGATTATTTCATTTATAATGATAAGGGCATCCAAAGTGCTGGAGTGGCAGGTACTGGTGCAAACCAAGGTGTTAAGATAGCTACAGATTCTATTACATATGTTCCTTCTGGTATATTAGAAATGAATACTGGAAGAGTTTTATCTTATTTACATAAGGCAATTAAACCCGTAAATCAGTTACGCATGATTGAGGATTCTTTAGTCATCTATCGTATTTCACGGGCGCCGGAAAGACGTATCTTCTATATTGATGTTGGTAATCTACCAAAGGTTAAAGCAGAACAATATCTCAAAGATGTCATGAACAGATATCGTAATAAGATGGTTTATGATGCTACTACTGGAGAAATAAGAGATGATCGAAATCATATGTCAATGCTTGAAGATTTCTGGTTACCCAGGCGTGAAGGCGGTAGAGGAACAGAGATTAATACTCTCCCTGGCGGTTCAAATTTAGGAGAGATTGATGATATTACTTACTTCCAACGAAGACTATACCGTTCACTCAACGTGCCGATATCACGACTCGAATCTGAATCAGGATTCTCTTTGGGTCGATCTACAGAAATTACCAGAGATGAGCTCAAGTTTACTAAGTTCGTGCAACGGATTCGTAAGAAGTTCACTCCCCTGTTTACCGATGTACTCAAAACTCAACTACTCCTTAAAGGTATCATTGCACCAGAAGATTGGCCCCTGATTCAAGAACATCTTTCATATGATTTCTTGGAAGATGGACACTTTGCTGCTCTTAAAGAGTCAGAGTTGTTAGAAGATCGTATTAATCAGTTGGGTTCTGTTGAACCGTATATTGGTACATTCTTTAGTAAAGAGTATGTGTTGAAAAAAGTATTACACTTGAACGATGCTGAAATTCAAACTATGAGAGACCAGATCAAGAGAGAACTTGAAACTGATCCTCTTGATGGTGGTATTGTTATGCCGCCAGGTGGCGATGGTATCCAACGTATACCAACTGGTCCAGATGGTATGCCCATTGATCCTAAAATGCCTGCTGATGACAGAGCTAAGACGGCAATGGGACTTGATCCATCAATGCCTTCTGTAACACCAACTGTTAAACCATCACCACCAGAAGGAGCTGCTGGATCAGCATCAGACACACCAAATCCAACGAGTAAGAAATAATTAAAGGAGAATATTATGAGTAAAGAGTTTGTAGATGCCGTTGTTGCAGGAGATAATATTACAGGTGAAGAAGCTTTTAATGCTGCAATTGCTAACAAAGTTGGAGAGACCTTAGAGGTAAAACGCAGGGAATACGCAAAAACTTTTGTTGGTTCTCTACCAACACCAGTAGAAGACGATGATTGAGTTCAATAATTTATACGAATCTACAGTTGTAGAGAAGGATGAGCATAGGAAATCTAGGCAATATAAGAAATTATCGCCTAAAATGCGTAATGCTGTAGATGATATTTTTAAAATTATGGACTCTAAACCTTCAGATTTCCTAAATAGTTTCGAAAAAACAATTAAAGATGTTTCGAGAAAATTCAAGGTTCCTGAAAAGGAACTTATGTCTTATTTTGAAAAAGAAATGTTATCAATATAGGGGTTAGAATATGGCGATAGTAATACAAAACTTAACAGATTCAGACTTTGAGGCTACTATCAAAGTTACCATTTCGGGAACAAACGCTACCGCATTGGTTGCAGTAGATGTTTCTGGTTTGGCTGGTGCTGCTACAGACCCTAGAGTTAGTATAGTATCTTGTTGGTGGACAGTTAGTTCTATTACAGAAATAGAGTGGGATGCCACATCAAATATAACTGCATTTTCATTAAATGCAAATGGAAGTTATAATGGTGGTGGACAATCTCTACCATCTATTGCGAATAATGCTGGTAGTGGTGTTACTGGTGACATTTATATCGAAAATGATGCCGCATGTATAGGTACTGTTATTCTAAAAGTTAAAAAAGTATCAGGTTTTGATAATATAACATAGGGATATTGGGAATCATGGAAACACATACTCATAAAGAAATTGAGAAATCTATTATTCGAAGCCAACATACCCAAAGAAATTGGGATTTGAATAAACAGATACCTAAAGAAGATATTAATACTATGCTTCATGCAATAACTAATTGCCCTAGTAAACAAAATATTGCATTTTATAAAGTTCATTTTATACAAGATCGTGAAGTCATAGAAGAGATACATGAACTTACTCATGGTTTTAGTACGTTTAAAGGAAGATCAGGTACAAAGTATTCTCCCGAAGAAAATGGAATTTTGGGAGAAAAAAGAAAAAGAGATACAGAAACAAATCCTCAAGTACTTGCTAATCTATTAGTTATTTTTGAGGATTATAACTATTTCGATGATCTTAAAGATGATATTCATAGAAACGAAGCAACTAGAAATTATCTTATGAATGGTAAATTAGATAAGTGGGATGAAGAAGAATTAACTAGAGATAAAAATATTGCAGTAGGAATTGCAGCTGGTTATCTAAATCTTACTGCATCTTTGTTAGGATATAGGACAGGATGTTGTCAGTGTATGGATGTTGATGCAATACAAGAAGCTGCAGTTTTAAAAGAAAAACCAGTATTATTGATGGGTGTAGGATTTCCTCAAGATGGAGTAAATAGACGAAAGCATCATATAAGAGATTTTAATTTTATAGCTAAGAAAAAACAACCAATTAAATACGAAATATGGGATTAATGACATGGAAACTGTAAAATTATTTTCAGAACAAGTTGAAGAAGTAGAATATATTACCGAATCAAAAGAAGACGGTAAGACAAACTACAAAATCAAAGGCATTTTTCTGCAAGCAGATATTAAAAATCGTAATGGACGTATATATCCAATGGAAGTTCTTGAAAAAGAAGTCAATAAGTATAATAAAAACTTTATAGAAGAAAAAAGGGCATATGGGGAGCTCGGACACCCAGACGGTCCAACAGTGAATTTAGAAAGAGTTTCACACCTAACTACAAGCTTAATGCGAGATGGAAAGAATTTCATAGGAGAGGCAAAGATAATGTCTACACCTATGGGAGAAATTGTGAAATCCCTTATGGATG